CATCATAATACCAACCTGATCTGAAATCTGTGTGGCTGATAATGATTTAAAGCCAGTGAATGGCGTTTGGTCATTTGCGCCTAATGTAACGCAAGATCCCTCGTATAACTTTATTTCGGTTATTTCCCTGTAAGTATCCCATTCATATTGCGCACCGTCTTTTACAACGCTTGCCCATTTCATAGCCTGATAGCCGATTGAGTTTTGAATAACCAATCCTGCTGCCATTAATTCAATAGCGTCTTTGCCAAATGTGGTGTTGCTATTAACAGGCGTTTCATGATATAACCCTTCTGCGCGTTCTTCTAACAAGGTTGGTTTGCCTAATGGCTGATTCCAGTTGTGTTGATTAAGGAAAAATATTTCCTTTGTGCCATTGGGGCCGCGTTCGGCAATGGTCTTAGCGAATGCGCCACGTCTGATAATGTCATCGTCATAATCCAAATTGTCAAAGTTCGACCATATCCCTGTTACGATACCGTTTTTAGTATCCACGTCTGTAACGGTTGACATAATGGATTTGGTCTGCATTATGCCGTATGGTGAAGTTTGTTTTTGGGTTGAACTCATGTTGGGTATAAAAATACATTCTTAAAATATAATTTGCTTTGTATTGAGTAAAGTGTTAAATTGCGGTGAATTAATATGAATTAAATATGAACGTACAAGAGCTAATAGATAGGCTACTTCTTATAGATGATAAAACGCAAAAGTGTTATTCTTTTAATGCAGAAGAAGAAATTGAGGTTATTGAATCTATTTGGGAGTGTAAAGAGGGGGATTTTGGGTCTAATATAACAGGGATAATTTTATGAGTAATTATTTTATACAAGGGTATGATGCTAAATCAAATAAAGTATCATTTACTAAATGCCCGTATCCTTATCCGTCTTTTGAGTTCACCGAATGGAATAGCGGATGGGATAAAAAATATGAGGAAACAAAATTTAACTCAAATTATTCAAAATATAATGACTAAACAAAAAACACAGGCTTACGACCTTACGGAAAAAACAAAGTCCGCTATACAAAAGATTTGCATTGAAGAACAGCGTTCGGAGAGTTTTATTGTTAGCAGGATTTTGAACAAAATGTTTGACCCTTTAAATGAGGTTAAGAAATGAGTTTTGACGCAATTATGTTAGCAATTGAACAGTTGCAAGAATATAAGTTTAAGCCAGCAATTATTTATGTACACCCAAAAGATGCTAAAAAAATACATCTTGACAAAGTATCATATAGGTTCATGCAGGCAATTAAACGTAATCGAAAATTAAGACGTAACGGATTTAAGAAATGAGAAAGAAGTGTGCTAAATGCAAGCATCTAAAACAGTCAAAAGTTTATACTGCGGATTCCTTTGATAATATCGAAAAATGGGTGTGCGGTAAAACTGATATATTAATAAATTCATATGTTGATACATTCGACAATGTAGAAACTCCTTTTTGGTGTCCTATAAGCAATAATATTATCGTACATTAATCCTAAACAAAAACACTAATTTGGCATTCTATAATGAATGGCGTAAATTAATCAACACATGAAAATAAAATTCAAAGCAGATCACTTGACTAATAAAGCAGGTGACGAAATCGAAGTAACAGTAGAACAAGGTAAATACTTTATTGCTATGGGTATAGCGGAGGAAGTGAAAGCGAAAAAGGCTAAGTAAAAACGCTGTGGCGGCTCGGCACAAAGCAATAAAACACGAGTACAAACCCGTTAGAGTCGGGTTATTAATTATCCCATTACGGTTTTCCGTAATAAACAATAAATAACTTTTTGTATTATTGTTATAGCAATTAGGCAATTCAGCCAGTTGACTAAAAAACAAAATAATGAAAAGTAAAATTATGGTCGATTATGACTTCGAAAGAAAAGAGACATTCTTACAATTGCGTTTAGATGGTTATGATGTGGATGGCGGCGAGTTGCCAGACAAACATTTGTGGTCTTTTATTGAAGCGGCTAATACTGCTGGAGGATTGCATATCGAATATAATGGTGCAGGTAATGCATTGCCGCAAATACGGGTAGGACTGCTGCCATACAAAGAAGATGTAGAACAATATAATATTTTAAAAGAGGGCTATAGTTTACTCGAAAGAGTAATAACCTACGCAGAAGATAATAATATTTACAACGATTTGATAAAGGAAATACGCGGATTCGTGCCGAAGGTAAATAAATATTGATTTAGGGCATAGTAATACCGCCATAAAAATAGGCAGCAGATAATGAAAATTGGCAAACATAGGTATTATATAATAGATGATGAATTGTGTGACGCATTATTCTATGCGTTTTGCGTGGCTCCTGTAATTTATATTATAATATTGCTAACATATAATAGCCTTTAAGAACTTCCCAAACATATCTAAAATTAAGGTTAGAGCCGCACAGTTGAAAAATTGTACGGCTTTTTTACTTCAACAATGGCAACCCATTGACCAACACTGGCACAAATGCAACTGCACATCTGCATTGGATTGTTTCTTTCGCACTCAACCGCGTATCGCCGGGGAATTGTGCTAATTCGCCGCCTATTACAAAATCTTCAGTATTACCTACCTGCTGTCCATCTGCGACCAAATGCGTATGCCTTGTATTTCTATCGCTGACCGATAGCCATTCTTTAACTGTTTCATAATCCGCGTCCGCATTCCCTAATGACGCGCCTTTATTAGCCGCCGTTGTGCTTTCAGTACGGGCTATAACTAATGCTCTGTTACGGTTGAAATCTTTATCACCCAACTGATTTACAATATAATCGGCTGTTTCTTCTACAGATAGGTTAAGCGCATTAGATTCATCCAAAACTCGCCTTATCTTTTCGCGTGTCGTGTCAGTTACATCACTTACCCTGCTTGCGGATTCGGTGGTATAGAATAACTCCATCAGCCTACGCCACGCATCACTAAAAAAACCAAGTGCTTTAACGCTGTTTATTTCACGCAATGTAATACCTGCCTGTTTAACACCTATCTCAATGTACACGGACTTATACGCTATCTCCATCAGTTCTTTACGCACCAGCATATCCGATAAGTCAGATGTTATTGAGCCGTAAGTTTTGATGTGATTAATAACTGGTTTTACCTGTGCGTCCAGTGCTGATTTAAACACCTTATAAGCGCGTCTTTCATAGCCTGAATGCCTCGAAATCCATCGCTGCAAATATGCCTCTCTATTGGGTAGGGTTGGCATTGTTAAATGATTCAGTAGTTAAATCAATATCTTCAAGCAGTGTCATGTTTTTAGACACCAGTAATTTATCTGCATTAGGCTCTAAAGATCTGCCATATCCCTGAAATTCTCGTTTGTCATTGTAAGACAGCCAATCCATGGACTTCAATGCTGTAGCTATTTTATTCATATCGTCCTGCATTTCAGGAAGCACTGAATAGTCAAACATAATCATTAGCTTTTCGCCAGCCGTTTCGTAAGCTGGGCAAATGTCACGGGTTAACTTATCGGTCAGCGTATTACCTAAAGTCATTACGCAATTATAAACCAACTGCTTTGCTGCCCATTCCATATTGTTATCAGTAGCGGCTGCTGTGTTACCCATTAGCGATGGGTGTATGTGATACGCGTTACAAATGTCTATCCTGTCCAATCCAATAGATTCCAATAGTTGCAAATCGGTTGACGGCAATCCCATTGGTATCCATTTAGCAGGCGCACCTGAAACGAATAGACGGGAAACAATATCTTCGCTGTTCTTAGCAGTTTCTAACTGCTTCTTTAAATCGGCTTTGACTTTTGGATCTGATATAGTTGGTGCGCCGTTCGATGTGTCGGGTGTTAGGATACCGAATAAGCCACCGTTCTTCACCTGTTTATTCTGTTCTATCCTGCTATCCTTATTACGAACCAAAGTGCCTATATAAGCCCTTAACGGAGATTGTCCGTATAGTTGCGCACCATAAGTAGTAAAGTTCGGATTAAAAGTCTTAAAATGGCTTACTTGGCTTGCTTCAAAGTCTGGTTGGTTTTGCCTCCAGTTGATGGAGTTGTAGATATTGTAACCCTTTACTGGCTCAAAGTTACCTCCGCTAATAATGTTTATTAAGTTAGCAGGCAGCACATACATTTCAGTGTACTTCTTACTATTCGGTAATCCGTTATAATAATTGTAACTATTACCACAAAGCAAATAGAAGCCTGCCAGTTGCTTCAGCCATTCAGATGTAGTTTGATATTTGTTTGGCTTGTTTAACAGGTCGTTTATACCGGGAATATACTTTTCCGTTAACGCTTTTTCCTGAATATTGAATAACCTTGCTTTAGCATAATCTGTTTGAACAAGTGATTTGTATTTTTGTGCGGATTGTATTTTGTCTGCTTTTACAGAGTAAACCAATAACGGGCAATAAGCCAGCTTGGTTAATATCAGATCAATACATGAATAAACATCGCCGTTACCCTGATACCCGTTTATTACGTAATTTTCTTGGTTATCTTCCCATATGATGGGTTGGCCATTGTTTAACCAACTAAA